GCATACCGGCGCTGCGGCGTTCTGCAGGGATCGCGTCTCGGGCCGTTGTGTCTGCCACCGCGCGATAACCGCCTTTGCCGTACTGCGCGTCATGTGTAGGAAAAATGTCTTCTGTGGTAGCCGGGAGAATAGGTGCTCCCAGATTAATACCGCCGGACAACGCGCCCATTACAGTACCTCAATGTCAATATCTGGCGACGTCTGCACATATTGCGTGCGATAAATGTAGTAAGACTCTGTGTATCCGTACGCGTTAGTAAAATTACGCGTCGTTAACTGAAACGAACTAGTAGCAATATAACCATTGAATTTTATCGTGGCTAGGCCAAAAGAGACCGGATAAGCGAAATAAATATACTGCCCGTTGGGATTAAAGTCATTACGCGTTTGGAGTCGCGAAGTTGCCAGTTCGCTAGAGAGTGCCCGAATCTGGCTGTCAGTAATGGTCGCAGAAGACGACAAGCCCCAGTAGCGTTTATTTTGCGGCGTAAACGTAAGTGTAGAAGATATCTTAGTGCCAGCCGCAATAGGCGAACCAGAGGCGTTTCCAAGATTGTCGGTTTTTTGTGCGCCTTGTCCGTAGTCAGCCTCTACGACAAACGACGTTGCCGCGTTTAAAGTAAAACTAGTTGCGTAACTGGCCGGCGAGGTTCCACTGGTTGTCTGCGCTGTAACGCCGTCTTTTTTGATACGAAAAACAGTTGCTGCGCCGGCGTCGTTGGCTGCCCACGCTGGCACTAACGTACTCGTAACGCTGGCGCCATACTCATAAATTAAAGAAACATTCGTAGCCAGCGAAAGCGTCGGTTGCGTATATGTAGCCGGCACTACCGTCTGCAGCATGTTTTTCACAACGGTCTCAATTGGCGTCCCAGCAGAAATTACAGAGCCGTCGCTATAGGCGCCCTGCGAGGTGGCTTTGACCGTGAAAGAATTTGCTAACAATATCGAGTTCGCGCTAAGGACCACAGCGCCAGTTTGCTGATTGACGCTTAACACGTAGTTCGTCGCCGGGTCGCCTTGCGGGCCTGTTGCACCGCGGGAACCCTGTAAACCTTGCGTGCCGCGAGGGCCAGACGCGCCCGTAGGCCCCTGACTACCTTGCGGGCCGCGGATTGGCCCTACGTTCAACCACGCGCCGCCGGTATCTGTTTCAATCCACGCAACGCCATCGTTCTCGTTCAAATACAAATCCGTCAAATTAGCGCCGATGGGGATAGGGTCAGACACTATCCACATATCGCCAAAATTCGGCGACGCCGTTGGCGGCCAGTCGACTAATTGGCCGAGCAGTCGAAATGACGAGCCGCGTGGGCCTGTCGCGCCGGCATCGCCTTTCGGCCCCGTGCTTCCGTCGCGACCCACATAACCCGCCACGCCGCTTGGCCCCTGCGGACCAGAGGGTCCAGTCGCACCAGCGGCGGCTTCGACGATAACTCCGCCAATTGATATCTTATTCGGAAAACCCGGGACAGCAGCCACGGCCGGAGATACGCCCGTGGCGCCCGTAATGCCAATGCCGCCTGTTACGCCTGTTTCGCCTTTGGCGCCTGCTACGCCACTGGGACCTGTTGATCCTGTCATTCCGTTTGCGCCAGCGGGGCCAGACGCGCCGAGAAGACCGGACGGACCGGAAGAACCTTCAAAACCACGCGGCCCTGTCGCGCCTTGAACGCCAGTGGAACCAGTCGGACCAAACGAACCAGTTGGTCCAGTCGCGCCGTCGCTGCCAACGTAGCCGGACGGACCTGTCGCGCCGCGCGGGCCAACAACGCCCTGTATACCGGCGGCGCCTGTCGGCCCCTGCACGCCGTCCAAACTGTTTAAGATATCTTCCGGAATCTGCGATACCGGTATTTTTCCGGCTGCGTCGAGCGTGGCGACACCGAGTGGCGCGCCCTTTTGATCCTCCGACAGCAGATTCCGAAGAATCGCGCCGAGCGTGGTCTTTTTAGTAACTAAGTTATTCGAATCGGACGCGTCGACAATCGGGATGATGTCGGTGCTGGCTGGATTTAACTTATCTGGTAAGGCAGATATCTTTTTATTCGACATGGCGTGCCTACCAGAACTGAAAAAGGCAAAACGTATTTATTACTGCGCGTGGCCTCGCTCTGTAATTATATGGAATCGCGAGAACAACTGAAAACGGCGCAAAAAACAATCAATAACGGCGAAAATCATCCTCATCGTCTTCTTCGTGTCGCGGGTGCCGTTGTTTGTGTTTTTTCTCTGAGTTCTTTACGCCGTCAAGCGTGTCAGCGGCGCGCGCCAACCACTTTGAAAGTTTTCTCGCGTCATTGGCCGTTAGCATGGGCGCCTGATTGCCGAAGACATCAAAGACGACACCCGACTCGACGTGGTCTCCGTTTTGCCAGTCTCCCGCAGAGACGTCAAGACGGGGGGAGTCATCACCAAGTTTATTATCCAGATTTACGAACTGGATATTTTCAGAACTGTTTACAGAAATAGTTGCCACTATTACTCCATCACGTCATCAAGGATTACTGGCGTGTTGTCTCCAGCCCACACGCCTACGAACTTTGAAAAATATTCTTCTGCATCTTCTTGGGAGAACCCGTCTTCCGTCATCTTGGCAAACATTTTTTGCTTGCTGTAGACCGCCACTGGGTCTTTATGCGCAATACGCCCAAGCCCCACGATCGCGTCATTCATGTTTTCAAACAGGTACGCTTCGGGATTTAAGTCGTTGAGTTCAGCGATAACAATAGTGACGTCCATGATTATTCTCCGTCAGCAAGATCGTTTAAGAACATAATGGCGATATCGCTTGCTCGTCGATAGCCTTCGCGCATCCCCCGGCGATAATCATCTGAGCCGTTTCCGACAGGACGTTCGGTGAGATCAGCGATAATCGACAGGCTTGCCATAATTTTATTACGCAAATGCCTGTATTCAAAGGAATTCCGGATAACCTCCACCCCCACATTCCCGGCGGCCGCATCAACGGCAGGGTTTAATTCTGGTTTAAACCCGAGGTTCTGCAGCAGTTTCGTGCAGTGCAGCAAACACGTGTAATCAGCAAACGTGTTCGGCGTTTCGTGGACGTACTTCTGCGCCAACGAATGTAATAAATAACAGATGCGGCGGAAGGCGGAGTTCGCGGTTCTATTTTCCGGGCTGACCAGTAACCGGCGCTCAAGTTGTCGCGCTTCTTTCTCTGCTGTAAAAACCGCGCGCTCACGCTGTTGTTTCGGCGTTGGGGCGCTGAGCAGTGCATCCATGCTGCTTTTCTCCTGTTAGAGTTACCGGCATTTTCTGTCGCACAAAGTTATACACCTGTTCATGTGTCTCGTCAGGCGTATTGTCTGCAGAAATCACATGAATGGTGTGCGCGTTCGGGCGCGTTTCGGCGTGCTGGAGGTACGCATGCCGCATCCGCTGCCGGTCTTCCATGCAGCGGCGCTCATACCTATCGCCGGGTTTGCCCATGCGCTGCTTGGCGGTCTCGGGCGAGATGTCGAGCAAGAAACAGATGTCCGGATACAGCGCGGAAGTTTCAGAAAAGATATGCGAAATCAGGTCAAGGCTTATGTTATTTATTTCGCCCTGATACACAAATGTCGAAAGCAGCCAGCGGTCGCATACGATGACGGCGTTTTCTTGCAGCCGAGTTTGCACGTAGTTTGCTAGTTCAGAACGCGCCGCTGAAAACAACAACATCTGGGCTGCTGGAGAGATAGGGTCGTCATTGTTCAGTAGTATCTGCCGAATAGCCGTACCGATTCGTGTGGTGCCGGGGTCAGCGACGAGTTCAGCGTCGATGCCGTTGGCGCGAAGCCGCTGCGTGAGCATGCGCGCCTGTGTGCTTTTGCCGGCGCCGTCGATTCCTTCGAAGCAAATAAACATCTGAGTTCTCGGTTTGCTCAGCGTCCTGTGATTGCGTGAGAAACGTCAACGGTCGGCATAACACCGGGCCGGGCCGGCGCGGCTACGTTACCTGTAATGCCAACCGGTAACATTTGATTGTCGGGCTTGTCTACCGACTCGACGCCATAGATTGCCAACTCGCGGTGGTCGGCCAATTTGATAGATAAACCATTCATAGCATAACCGACGCCGACGACACCGTTATCGCCCATCCATGTCTCAGCGTAGGCGCAGAACTTCTCGGCGCTCACTTTGTCTTCTTCTGTCGGCGTCTCGGAGGCTTTGTAGTCACTCAGGATCGCGCTCAATAGTTCGCTTTTGCGCATACCTTTTCTCTCTCTTTTTAGGTGCCGGTTTAGGCTGCCCCTCTTTTGATTCGAGGGATTCTCGCAAAGTTTTCGTATTTTGCAAGACCATCTTGTCCATTTTTGCCTGTTGACGGCAGGCTTTTATCTTTTGACTAATATCACCAAGCATGTTTCTGGCGGCGTGGGTGTAAAGCCGAAGAACGTAATACTTGCTGGCCGCGTGGATTGCCAACAGGTCTCCATCCATTTGGGCGAGTACTTTCTTGGACCGCGGAATAGCCGGAATGCCCGTTTTATCAAGGGCCAACAGGGTGGACTGGGCCGTGCAGATAATATGCGCGACGATGACAATTTGGGCGCCAACCGGGCTTTGGCTCAAGCGGCCCCGAAACTCCATATCACGCTTTGTCTCTACCAATCGGAAATCGCGGCTAATGGCAGCCACCATAGCGGCGATCTGGACGTTGGTAACCTCCGCGACGTTTTCAAACGCACAGGCACTAACGTTCAATACGTCGTGCAGCACTGCGCAATGGACGATAGCCGCAATGCTATCTTTTGTACTATCCGGCATGTAATCCGGGCGTAGATCGTGGTACAGTTTGACGGCAATCTGCTCGGCGCGTCTGGCTATTTTCTTGCAAAAACCAAGCATATCGTCGCCTATGCTGGTTTTTTTATCGGCGTAACACTGCGCTGCAAACGTCAGTGTCTTCTCTAACGATAGTTCATCAGTTTTTTTCATAAGTGCCTCCATGCACGTTATGGTATTTGTATTTGGCGCAACACCTCTTATACAAGGCGTAAAATAGATTGCCACCCTAACTCAAACGACTTTCGGCGCGCGTTAAGGTTGTAGTTCACTTTTTTACTCATCGAATCAATATGCCACGGCTCGGCAATTAGGGTTTGCAACGCCTCTGCGTATTTTTCATAGTTCGGGTTGGCATGCGGTACTCCATTTTCGTCATAGTCGACAATAGTCTTTACTGCCACGCCGTTGGAGTCAGGATACACGAAGTCAGTTTGGGGGGATACAGCAAAAGTAAGCACGGGAGTACCGCAAGTAATCGAAGTTAAATTACACAAGCCGTAGTTATCGCACTCTGCCGGAAAGATAGTTAAATCGTGCGACAGATACAAAGCCGGCCGTTCATTTATTTTTACGTTACGAACGACCTCCACACGGTCTGTTCTTTCCCCCATTGTTCGAAAAAACTTCGCAATCGCCGGTGAAAACTTACTCGACGAAATAGCCACAGTTAAATAAATCTCTGGCATCCGCTCGATAAGATACTCAATGTAGTTCAAGAAATCGGACTGCGTACAGCGGGCATTGCGGTCAAACCACGGCAAGAAAATTTTAATCTTACGCGGGTTGGCGTTGTTTTCTTTCTTGGTGACCGGCAGCCCCGTATCAAACGGAATTAAACTCACGTTCTTGAACTTGTACACGTTCTGGTACAAGTCCCGGCACTCAGTCGACAGCGCTACGATGTGGTCGGCGTTCTTGACCGCTTTCCGGAATGGCGGGCTTAGGTCCTGCCACATCGGCGCAAGTACTGTCAAAATATTATTACGGCGAGCGTATGCGACCTGCTCGACCTTTGGCACGTGCGTCCAGATAATCGCGGTGTGCTTCTTCGACCAGTCTGTGTACTTGATTTTTTTACGATGCAGCACACGGTTGTCGTACGCTGTTTTTAACTTTGCCGGCGCGTGGTCTGAATAGATAGAAAAAGACTCGCCACTGTCGCGCAAAAAATTGGCGAGGCGGACAGCAAGATACGCCTGATCGCACTGGGCGTAATGCGTGTATATCCCAATACTCATATTATTGCGCTGGTGCGGGTTGGCCTTGGCCGTACTGTTGCTGCATGACCATGGCGCCGCCCTGCGTACGCGCCTGCTGGCGAATATCGTCGATGATGCTCGTCACCAAGGCGTGCATGGTAGCGTCGCCGCGCTTGAGTTTGATAAGTTCAGAATCTTTCATTTGTTCAGGCATAGATAACAATTGGTTGGCGATCAATTGCGCCTGCTGCTGCATGTCTTCTGGTGTGCGCGGAATGTTCGGCGCGTTCTGGCGCTGCATAATGAATTGATCCACCGCTGTCGGCTGGCCGGGGCCTACTGGCGCACCACCGGCTGCCGGGGCTGAAGCGCCACCTTGTTGCGGCTGCCCTGTCGCGCCGGCGCCAGCCTGACCCATGCCTTGCATCATGTCGCCAGACTGAGACAGGTCCTGCATCTGCTGCGACTGTTCCATCTCTTTTTGCATACGCTGCTGCTCGTCGGCGTAGATACGCTCTTCTTCGAGCATGCGTTTTGTCTCTTCCTCGTAGTCGATGCCGACGCTCTTGAGGCCGGTTGTCTTGCTGATCTGCTGGCCTTGCATAAGTTGCAGTTTGGCCATTTGGCGGTTGAGGTCGTCGGCGTGCGTGACGCGTTGCAGTTTTGCACCCACAGGCTCCCACGACATAACACGCGAAACATTGTTAACTAAATTCCCCAAGAACTTGTTGAGGTTATGGGGTAAGTGGCTCCAGTTCGCCTCAAACAAGCGTAAAGCAGCCGGGGCTGCTTGAAACGTCAGAGTGCCGTTAAACAGTTCAACTGGCATACCTATACATTTGAGCAGTGTTTCCAACCCTTGGTCCATCAGGTCGCGCGGTGCAAGTTGCGTCGCGTCCCCGCCGAGGGCTTTGTAGTCAACCGGGAAGGGCAGCACGTTCCAACGGGCCGGGTCTGTGCGGCGCGCGCGAAGCATAGCCTGCACGCGCGCATTAAAGTTTGAAAGGTTGATCGTATGGACGGGGTCAGACGACTGCCCGTCGCCGCCGCGGGGCATAGGTGTGATCACGCGGAACGGCACAACGTAATCCAGCGCAATGGCTTCGTTATACCGATGAAGAATCTGTACGTACCACGCCTGCCGGAAATTCGTCAGCACGCGAGAGATACCCCAGCCGCGGTTGCGCATACCAGCGAGGGCGTCTTCTTTCAGGTGGTAAATAACGTCCTTATCGAACATAAGGTTCTGTTCGTTCTTTACAGCCTGAATAACTTCCCAACTCGCGCGTTCTAGGTGGTGAAGGTGTCCGGCTTTGATCAGCGCGCGGTAGTCTTGCGGAATCTTCCAGACATACGAGCAGTCGTTGGTGTACGGGTCCCACAAAATATCAATTTCGTGCGGGCTCCATCGCTTCACGTTTATTTTGTCAGCGTCACCGCTACGGCGGTCGATGTGCCGCCACTCGCCAACATACTTGCACTTCGGGCAGGTGGCGTGGAACTTGAAGTCCTGCCATTTAAACGCGCACTGGTCGGAGTTGTAAACGCGGTCGAGCGGCATTTCAAGGCCGCAGTGCTTGCACGATAAATAGCGACGGAACGGCACCAGCAGGCTGGTAAAGGAATTGCCGTACGTCATGTAGTCCAGTGCCGCGGAGTGCAACACATTTTTAATGCTCAGCGTGTCTTCCAAAAAGACGCGAAACTTTTCTTTCTCTTCACGGCCAGTCGTGTTCTCGCCAATGTCGTAAATCTCGACGTCGGTAATAAAGTACGACACCACGCGGTCAACAGCCTGCCGGTACGGACCGTTGGCGTTCATGACGTATTCGGTCCAGCGCAAAGCCGTCTGGATGCTCTCAGGCATCGACAGACTAGCAATGTCGCAGAACGGGTCTGGGAACCGCTCGTCGGCCGTTACGCCTTTTCCGAGGGAGTTGTAGCCAGCCTGCGATGACTGCATCAATGTCATGCTACGTTCCCTACTTTACGACCGCAGATTTAACGACAGTCTCGGCTGCTCGTTTCCTGAAATCCGCGTCTAGCCGCGCAATTTCGTCCGTAGCGGTTTTTTCGCGGCTGTCTTTGCTGTCTGATTCTTCAGGTGTCCTGCCGGATTCTATAACGCCGCGCTTTTCCATTACTTATTCTCCGCCGGACACAATAGCCCGCTCAACCGACAAAATACAGTATTCGCGGTTATCATAAACATACTGAAAACCCGTCGTATGCACAAGGTATAACCGGTCATCATCGTTAATTTTAATAGCCCACGGACGGCCGTATGGGTCATTTGAAGGCGGAAACCAACGAGCGGCATTCTGTTCAAAACGCAGGTCATAAACTAATACCATAAACCCGCTCTCCTCTGCTGCCGCGTCGTCGATCGGGAAAACGGAGACAATAATGTCATGGAAAAAAGCGGGAACAGTGCCGATGCCTTCTTTTTCAAAATAGACAAGTTTTTGCGGCGGGCCTGACTTTACACTGGACGTAGCGTGCGCCGTGGGAATAGCCGCCGTTTTCTTTTTCATACCAAATGCAGCCATGGGGCTGTAACCACGATCAACTTGCTCTAGAGGCGGCTGGCGCACCTCTTTCTCAAGTTCAGCGATCACCTGCTGTTCGTCGTCTTCTGGCTGCTCAGCGGCTGTTGCCATGCGCGCCGGTTTCACCGGAACGCGCTGGACGCTGGATTTAGATAACTTCGCCATTTCCTCAAATACCATGGCTGCCCGCTCCCTAATAGATTCAATGTCTTCGCCGGGGACTGCGTTATTTGCGATACCAATAGCCTGTTGCACACGATCTTCTGTCACCTGATCAAATGCAAAATCGTGAACACTGGCGCCGTTGGGGTCGACTACGTTAATTTTTGTTTTTGACATGTCGTGCGGGTTGAAATTAACGGGCGTACCGCCGGGAGTCGACGGGGCTACAATGACGCCCTTCAAACCACGCGGGCCGCTGCGCATATAGTCGGCCATCGAGCGGCCGTTTTCCATCTTAATGTCAGACGGGTCTCTGTACGTCGGCATGGAAACCTCTGATATCTAAAAAAAGGGGAAGCGCTACATAGCGCTTTCCCCAAAAACCCCCGGTTCGAGGTTTTCGCAGACGTTGTATAGCAGATTCTTAGAAATCTGAAAATACAATCTGCCGAGAGGTAACCCGTCGCCGCACGCTTCTTTAACGTGCGGCGGCGACGGGATTACCTCAGCGACGACGCCGCCGGATAATAAATGCGCCACCACCAAACCATGAGTGTCGTCTTCCGGGAAAACGGGAAGCACATGCGGTTTTTCGTCGTAACGCATAAGCCACGATAAAACTGCAACGTCAGGTTTGATAAAGTAGCGCATAGTATCAGGTCTCCACGGCGGGGCGCATCACAGACTGCGCAGGCGCCCATGTAACGGACGCCAGCACCGTACCGGCGTAACTTTCGGGCAAATCTTCCACGGTTTCTACAGGAAAGATTTGCAGTGCCGAAAACCGGCTGATGTACAATTTGTCAGCGGGGTTCTTTGCTGCGCGCAGCAAATCGTTATACCCTGCCTCCATCTTGTACTTTGACGGCAAAGCCGCCCGCATGGCGTCGACCACCGCCTGCTGGTGGTGATGCAGCGCCACGTCAAACGGCACCGCAACGGAGATCAACTGCGTCGGATTCCGCAAAGCCTGCACCACGGCCTGCGGATCAATTTCGGCCGGGAGAAGTTCCGCCACGAACTCGGCGGCGATCTGCGACGCCTGTTCGAGCGGGCAGTTCTCAATCGTCTCCAGCCCGTGCCGCGTCAGAATTTTACCCGCCGGGTGCGGGCAGTTGATCAGCACGGTTTTGATATCTGCGGCGGGATTCTCTACCGCAAAACCAAGAACGGGCGTGTAATCCTCAAAAATAGTCCCGCGGGCGTCGCAGATGACGTCCGGGAAAACAGCGGGCCGAAGTTCAGCCTGCGTCCCAAACGAAACATCTCGGCCATACGAGACCAAAGCCCCGAGCAACTCGTTAGCCCGACGGGCGAGCACGAGGTTGTTCGCAGGCAGCACACGGCCACCACCTCGATGCGTGTACGCCATTGAGACGTCATACGCAAAGATAGGCGTAAAGACGAACTTGTCATCCCGGAGCCTGCTAATCGAGCCCGTGAAGTTCAACGTGCCATCGTCGAGAACTTCGAGCGTGACGAACACCGGTCGTCGCGCAGATGCCTTTCGAACCGGGTTGTCGAATGTACTGTCGATGCCGGGTAACCAAAGCCCGGCCACGATTCCTCCAAGATAATGGCTTACAGTTTCCAGCCGCTTAAGCAACCGGCGCTGCTGCGCACAAACGGCGCGCACACTGTTCACTACCGAAACGTTTTCTTGTACTGCAATAGTCATTTGTTTTCGTTTTCTTGTTAGAGGCTACGAACAACAGCGCTGCGCTTAGCGACGCTGGAGTCGTAAAAAAGATGTTGTCGGCCTGCTTCCCATTCGGCCGCTGTGACACACTGCGGCGGGCGGTTATAAAACGTAAGCAGAATCTTATCGTCGCCAACCTTTTTCTGACGTTTTACTGCGTGACCCTGAAATGTAATAACTCGCACTGATTTGCTTTCGCATTTAATGCCCCATAGTTTATATGTCTCTGACAGCAGAGACGGTGCATTAAATATGCCGCGTTATGCGAAAAAATTTAGGCGTCAGGATCAGGCAGCACATCGTCGAAAATGTTTTTGATTTCACTTGTATCGTCAGAAAAGAAGTCGTCAGGCTGCGCCGTCGGTGACATGTTTGGCGTATGCACCTGCGGCGGGCCTTCTAGATGCGTCGGGTCGACACCGAGGTAACCGGTGTCATCTGGTTCCAAGTCGGCCGGCACTTCGTAGAGCGGCACGTTCCCGTCGGGCGTAAGCAAATATCGATACGGCGGTTTTGAGATACGCAGTCGCGCGCCTTTGAAGCACGAAACAGAAACGTCCCGGTCAATCAGTTCTTTCAATCTGGCGGCGAGAGTAGGAAGGTCAGCAAACGATTCTGTAATGAAGTCGCCGTCGTGCTGCAGAATAACCGCGTGGTAGATATTTTCTGTTTCTTCCATTTCAGTCTCGCATGTGTAACGGGTCTTCGCCTGTAAATGAAGTCAAAATACTATGCTGCCGTAAAAACCCTAACGACGCCGCTGCTGACGCCATAGGTAACTTTCGCGCGTACGGCGGTTTAGAACCCCGCGCTTCGAACATGCTGATAAACGTATTAGTCGCCACGCCAAATATCTTTACGGCCAGTGTCTGATTGCTAGTCGACGTCGGGTCAGGGATACGCATGTCGTACGAAAACACGCTGGCAAACATTCCTGTTTTAGGGTTTGAGAATGCAATGCCGCCGATAAACGCAAAACACTCTTCGGCGCGTTCTTGGTCGATACAGTACAGCCGCTTGTCCCAGTTAACAGAGCGCGTACCAGCAGCAGGTACGGAACCCAAGCCAGAAAAGAAAAACTCGTGCTCGCGCTGCAGTTCTGTGTAAAAGGGCCGAGCATCTTTACTCTCGGCCGGATACCGCGCGTCAAACTCGATGACCGGGTCTCTGTCGAAACCAGCGTGGGCTATCAAAAGCGCCGGCGTAAAAAGAACTACAGGATTTTCCCGCTGCCCGATGATATCAGAAAACGACCGCCGCAGAATATCGTCGGCGCCTGTTATGACCTCAACTTGTTTAAAAGACGCTGGCCGGTCCATGGCAATTATTTTTCAGGTTGAGGCATACCTGCGTGAATTTTTTGGATTAACAACAGCAGGATAAACGCCGCGTCTACGACGTTATCGATACCCGTTGACTTGTACTTACTGGAATCGAACGCCGCGCCAAGAGACTTGTTTGCGGCCGCAATCATATCTTCCTTGCTGGCCTTGCCGCTCCCGGTCGCGTACTTCTTAATTGTAGCGATGCCGAAACCGTTTGACACCAAATTTAATTCTTCGGCCCACGTAGCAACAGTTACTTTCATGCCGCCAAGCACTTCCGACGCAGTGGCTACCCGAGAAAGTATAGCCGGAATCCCGAACTTTTTGTTGATGAAAAACTCTCTGGGCGGAGAATACTTTACGTCTTCGTAGCCGATGACTTCCGGGTTCGTGACGTTCAAGAACGCCCGAAGCCTAACAAAACGAGCAGCACCCGACTCCAACCCCTGCGTGGATAGGTCCCACTGGAACAACTGCAATTTTTCCTGCAGCAGTTTTTTGCCGGGGATGTAGTCGTATACAGCCACACCGCAGTTACTGCCTAAATCTAAACCAATAAACCGGGTTGCACCTTCCGGGCATTTACCGACTTTGGCGGCAAACACAGACGGGTCTTTATACATCCTGTACTTAGGCATTTTGTTTCTTTCTGAAAAACGCCAATACCCGGGAGAACAAAGAAGGTTTCACAGCCGGCTGACTGTTAACGGTTTGCAGCATATCAGCAATACGACGACACTCGGATTTGTACTTTTCGATTTCTTGCGTTGCGGACTCTAACTGCGCCTTTAACGTTTTCATCTGCATAGCCCGATATTCTGCCACGTAATTGATATCATACGTGGGCAAACCGGCGTTCGACACAAAAGACCGCACGGCTGCGGTAAACCGCGCCATGTCGACGGCGGCGGCGGGCTCCTGACCCACAAATGTCACCTCACGTACAGCCATAAACCACGCCGCGCAGACAACCTCACCGATAGCCGAAAACAGATACTGCCGTGTGGCGTAGTCGAACTGAAAAAAGCCATGCCGCTCTAACGCATCTTCAAAATTTTTCACCGGGTCTGCCGCGTTTACAAAATCACTTTGAGCCATAGCCAACGATTCAGCGATTTTGGCCACCATACCTTGACTGATGTTGTTATCAAGACGCCACCGGACGCGCTCGGGCGGTTCCTGCGCATCGAGCGTTTCGATGGCGATGCGCATTAGCGTCGGCGTAATGTGCGCGTAGTCGCGCTCTGGGTTATACAGCGGCGTGCTGTCGCCCTTACGGCGATAACCAATATCTCCCATGTCGTCCTCCTTAACTACGAGATAGCGCAGTTATTTTTGCGCTGGCAATTTATACACATGAAACCCGGTTCGTCCGGATTAAAAAACGAAACCGTGTCGCACGTGCGGCAATGCTGCTCAACAAATGTTTGCGGGTGAACAGCGTAACTGCACTCACCATAACCCATATAACAATTTCCGCAAGCCTGTTCGTAACCAAACGGGCAAGGTTTCGAACGGCACCGAACTTCTATGAGTTCTTTGTTTGCGCGCAGCAGCCCACTTCCAATACTGATATTTTGAAACGCCGGGCGCTCGTGGCTACGGGCCGCCTCAATATGCGCGAAGAACATAAGATTCGTAAAGTGCGCCGCTACGCCGCCGTACTGGTGTGGACCCCACGGCGTATTTGAAAATCCAACGACGCGAGATAAAACTTTACAACTGCGGGATGAAAAGAACTGCGGGAAAAGCATCGCGCAAGGAGACCCGGCCAGCGCGCGGCACTGAAAGATAAAACCAAAATCATCACGCCGCCGTGTGGGTATGACGAGTTCGACCCTGACAGGAACAACCTCGTCTTCACGCTGACGCGTCCACGGCAGCACGGGCTCGCCGGCAATGAGTTTGTCAATATTGCCGGCGAGCCGCCACGCAAACTCCTGCGCTTTTCTACGGTCGAGCGCTGTGCCAGCCAACGCCCGAACTGTTTCAAAGACTGCAGGGGCAGACACGGTAGGCGGCAAGAAATGCAGCAGACCATCGGTCATGCCGCGAATCAGGTCTCCAACCAGTGTAACGCCTACATAGTTTTCAGATAGAAACGCCGCGATTCGGTTGCGGCGTTTCTTGATAGCAGAAAAGTTGAATTTTTGAATAGCCATACTACGGCGCCGTTGCCGGCACCGGTTCCGAGATGGTCGTGTCGGCCCCGGCGTCGACGGGGAATTCCTGAATCTTCTTGTCCTTGTTGGACTCTTCCCACGCCTTTCGCGCCTTCTCAACCTGTTCCTTTGTCTTCGTAATAATATCCAGCACGCCGCTGCTTTCTTGCTGCAAGAACATAATGATGGCGCCCAATTCCGTCGAAATCAAATTCGAAATGTCGCCGACGCTGGAGATGTAACGAATGTCAGCCGTCTGCGGCTCAGACTCCTTGCCGTCGTCTACAGTGCGAAACGTGATTTGCAGTTTCTCAATGCGCAGCGACTCCGGAAGCGGGTCAGACAGCAGCCGGCCGTTCAGGTGCTTGCCGATGATGCGCAACTTGTCGTACGCGTCATACAAGTCCAGCATGCGCTTGCTGGCTTCATTAACAAACTTCGCCGGATTTACCGTGGTCGTGGTCTGCGGCGTATTTGCCTCAATAATGCTCTGCAGCGCCTTCGCCAAACCGGACGTGTCGATCTTGGCAGCAGTGGTGGGCACAGGTTCTACAGTCCCGTCAACAATTGTCGTGGTCATATTTTCCTCAGATTAAATAGGCGAAACCGAACCAATAACGAATACCGACATTTATATCATCGTCGTACAGTAGTTCAACCGGAAAGCCTGTCACAACGTGCAGTTTTTTAACCTCTGCCGGGATGGCGGTGGCGCATGATAACCCAAGTTGCACCATGTATGCAAACGCGAGGTCTGCGTCGGGTTTTAGGCTGTACGCGAAGAGCGGTATCCGTATGTACGGGTCTTGGTACGACTCCGACAGGCTTTGCGGTACGCCCGGCACAACCGGGGCTGTGACGATCTGCCAGCGTTCGACGTACTCGGTTGGGCGTTTGTAAATAAAAGCCGGCGCAAACGGTTCGCCTTTTGGCCACGTCTGCTTGGTGCGGTTTAAATCTACCCGAGATACTTTGAGTTCCATGTTACACAATGGTGCGGGGGCAGGCCCCTTCAACGCCCGCGTCGTTTACGTTAATTCTTACGCCATCCCGGAAATGACACAGCGATAAGTGCTGCTGCTTGAATAACTCACCAAAAAGGATGTCGCCGCCTTTTTGGCCTAGGTCGGCTGGCGGCCAATCGTACTTCTGTAAAACAGGCGTGTTAGCCGCCCACCAACTTCCACCGGCGTACGTCGCAAGTTTTGTCGGCGTATCACTAGTTTTCCATGACTGTTTATTTATCCAGTCAACCTGTTTCTCTGATAGCACACCTTTGTGGACAGAGCCAATCATGTCGCAGCCATTAAGTTGCCGCGAGATTCTCGTCAGCCATAGTGGCGCATCGATGTCGCGATCGAGGTACGAGTCGTGGTCGAACCACATCGTAATTGGCGCCTCGATTGGCAGACTGTGAACCATACGCCGCATCATGGGGTACTTAAACAAATTCACGGGCTGCTCAAAAACAATAGCCCTGTGAAAGTGTTTATCTATCTGATCACGCAAAAACGCGTCGGTGCTTTCGCCCACAGCGTTGCACCCAAAACGAAACTCAACGTTCTGGGTGGCGAGGTCGCGCATCGGGCCGTTTAAGACACGCTGCGCTAACTTCAGATACTTTTCGCCTGCGCCGTAAAACAATATACAGACACAGACGGCGGCTCCATCCGCCATAACAGCGACTCCGTTCGCTTACAGGTTAGTGACGTTGGCCTCAATGATGTCAGCGATCTTTTCAAACTTGGCGCCGGCGTCGTTTAACTTCGCTAAGTTTCGGCAGATTTCACCCTTTAACACAAACTCCGTGTCCTCGTTCCGGAACCCGCCCTCGTCGGATTTTAGTCCCGCCCAACTTCGCACTTTTTCAGGCAGTGCTGCCAATTCGCTGCTGAACGCAAACAGGGTATTAGTTTCTGGAATTTCATAGCCGTACGACTCATTTTCATAGACGAGCAACCCCTTTTTCTTTTTGCGCTTGCAGTCGTTTTGATACAACTCGCACAGCACACCAAGACAACAGTGGCTTACCCGCCCTTTCTTCGTTTTCGTCTTCAGCACATTCTTTGCCTGTTTATACTTTCCAGATCGAAGAGCCTTGACCCACTTTTTGGCTATTTCCTTTTTCATCAGAGTTTGACCTTCTTTAAATCTGCTTTCGCCACAGCCACGGGCAGCACCACCGGGCCTGTCCGAGCCCGAGAAAGCAACTTAAACGCCATGGTGACGTCTTGAGGATTCGGCGTGAGTTTCTGCTGCACACTCATCATGATTCTTTCAGCGCAAATCATAAACTCATCACGAGACTTTTCGCTACTGAAGAAATAGCGTACCGAAAACTGCTTAATTGCGCGGCCAGCATGCTCGTCGGCAATGTTGCTGCGTTCCCACGATTTACCAGATTCGTCTCTGGTGTACACAGTGTTAATTCGGCCAAGCACGTCATACACAACCAACGTAGGCGAGTCTTCAGGGTTCTGGGCCAACGCAAAAACATGCGGCGTTTTTGTCGCGGGGATAAATGGCAGTGCTGCCGCAATCTCGCCGTCCAGAGGGAGCCGGAACAGGCACACCGGGAACGAACGAATTTTACGTCGGTCTTCGGCTACAAGAAATTCTGCCTCGATAGCGTTTACACCCGGTTCGATGACAACCGGGACGTTTTTAATCTGAAACATGTTTTCCTCAACGGGTGATGTCGGATTGCCGGCGGGGCGTCGGCTGATTTTCTGTCTCTTCTTCTTCCGCGGTTTCCTCGTTCAACTGGTCAATAACTTCTTCCTGTACTTTCCGGCACATAGCCACGTGTTCTGCCACCACGTCAGACATACTGTCAAAATTCTCACGCAGTTCGGCAAAGTATGAACACAACGCTGTGTCCAGTTTTACCGGAGGAGCGTTTGCAATATCGTCATAGATGTTGTCTGTGTCTTCTGCCAGCCACAACTTTTTAGACCGCGCAATAAAACGCCGCTGATGCTGCAGCAGGTCCATGATCTGCTGCTTCAAGCCCTTCGGCGCCTGATGCGACCGGCCGCTGTTCTTTTGCTTTCCGCGAATCTCTTGAAGTTCTAACGCCAAATTTCTGGCGGTGTACGCTTCCTCGGCGCACTTCTCTTCAAGAACCGATCGCTGGTCGTCGTCGTTTACCTGCGACAGCAACTGAATGTGTGACACGGTTAGACGCCACCGCGGGCGATCAGGGCAACGCAGGCTCAACAGCCGCGTAATCTCAGCCTCGCTCGGGTACTTCTCGTAGAAACTTACCGCGTTCCGCAACTGATCTGCGGAATATACAGGCGCAAAAATGCTGATCAGCAACGACGCGCCGTCCACGTGAGAATTACGCTGCTCTTGCGTCAGGTAAATCTCTGGGTGGTTCTTTACGTTTGTGATGATGTTGCCGACCTGCCAGAACGCGTTGAGGCTCGCCACCTGAACATCGCCAAAAATCTGGTCGATCTCAGATACCACACCCTGCATTTCGTCAGTCAGCGTTTCAATAAAGGCGTTGTTCTGCGTTTCGACTGCGGGTGTGTTCCCGCCGACGAAATCAGCCTGCATAATACTCATCGCCTTGGATTTCCGTCCCATAACTTCTCCTACTTGTTAGACAACAACACGTCCATCGCAACACCCTGCAATAGATCGCGCGTTGTGTGATACTGTCCTCGTGAATAGCGCAACATTGAGCAAAATAAGTCGTACAAATTGCGAGAGGCCATTATTTCTTTCGTGTAAATCTGTACCGGGTCGCGGGCGTCAAGATCAGAACCCACAGCCGCGGCATTTTTGCATATCTGACGGGCCTCTTCTTTTGGCACCTTGAACCGAATTAGATAACTAATCCAATGGTTCATCGCGGCGTCGAGCACTGTCTTTGACGGCGAGAAACCAAGCGACGTACTGACGAGCCGCTGTAGGTTGCGCGCTACAGCGTCCATGTCGGTGTTCTGTTCGAGCGTTTTGCTGATGAGCAGCGCCGCACGGCCGACAAGATCAGAACCTGTGTGCCGCACGTGTGCCCGCTTTTTGCCGTAATCCAGCGCCGCGCCAAATTTGGTCAACAAGCACATGGCGGCCCGGATCGCCAGCCCGGTGTCTTCGCGGTTTGAAAAGTACCAGCCGCCCGCGAACGTGTGCCGCGGGTCGAGATACAGGTCATTACGTTTGGTCTTCATGTCGGCGTAGTAAATACGCAGTTCCCGCCCGACAATCTCAGCGCGATAAAACTCTGCCGCCGTCTGTTTGTTCGCTGCCTCCTCTGAAACGAGATTTAAAAAGACAGCGTTATCCAGCAGGCGGTGGTCTAAACCAAGAAAACCCTCGATTGTCTTATCTTTATGATTGATCAGCAGCGTCCGTTCGCGCAGCGACTCAAACCTTGCCCGCATCACCATGTTGTAAATGCTGATCGCCGCAGTCAGGTCGCCGTTTGCAGAACTGGCGGCAAACCGATAACGGGTCTCGCCGGCAAGTTCGTTGAATACGCTGTTCAAACCGCTAACCAACGTATTGGCAACGGCAGAAAAACCAATCGCGTTAAACCTGTAACCAGTCTCGGCGACGCTGCCATCGGCAGACAGCAGCAATTGCTGCTCGTCCACGATAGGAATGGCTTCGGTTTCAGCGCTACGCAGTGTCAGAAATTCTCGGCACGCTTCAAACTGCGTCGAGTTAAACGTCGCCGTGTGAACAGGGGCGAACACGCTGCGCAGTTTTTGCGCCGGTGCCGGTCGGAAGACGTCCCTGCCACTCATGGCTAATCCTGATACCAGTCCCCGCCAATGGCCGTGAACAACGTCGCAGACGGTTCGACGAACATCGTGGCGCCTTCGTGCCGGAACTGCCACTGCACGCGAACCTGCGCGTCGTGCGACTCCACGTGCAGATTATGGGCGCAAAACATTTTTCTGACAACAGGGAAAACAAAAATAAACGGCCGGCTGGAGTCTACCCCGGCGTCACCGAGCGCCGTCGAGATAGCCCTGACTAGTAGGTTCTTTTGCGGCTTGAAAATATCCGCGACTGTCAACTGATACAGGCACACCTTCTTGCGCTCGCCTGCGTCGTCTACTTTGGTACCGCAATATCCAATACGTTTGCCAGAAAGCACGGCAGGAAACTGCGAGAAAAAATTATTGAACCAACCAAAACTGAAAAACGGATGACCAGTGTCGTCGCGGCAGATGTTTACTAGTTTGCCCCAACTGCGCGGTTTGACGCCGCACTCGTTGATGACGCGTTTAATCGTCCTGTTCTCGTACGACAACTGCCGGCTGAAATCATCACGCGGCCCAAACAAAGAATTAAAAAACTGATCACGATCATCGCTCATAACCTAATGCCTTTACTGCTAGTTGCTGGCACGCGTCGCGGCAGTAGTTATAGGTTCCGTCAGGTCGGGGGCCACAGGCGATCAAACGCAAAGCGGGCTCGAACTCGGCAGTGCGCGTCGAGAGTTCTAAAATTTCCCGCTGTAGCCGTCTGTTCTCAAGTTCGCACATGTCGCTGCGGCTAACCCCGGCCGTCAGCCGATCAATTTCGTCGGCTGCGGCTAGTAACAACTCCGCGCGATCAATTGCGCGGGCCTGCTTGACGGACTCTCGTAACTGGTGCGCGATCGGGTGCATTACGGGGCCTCGTAGGATTTGGGTTTATATTCCGCCATCTTTACGGCCGTGTCTGGCTCATACCGACTGACGATTTCCGTAGCGTCCTTGTACCGGCTCCAAAGAATTGCCATGTCGTGACGAAGTTTCGCAAACTCGTGGTCTTTGTTGGCGAGGTCGACACCAAGTTTAAGATTCAACTGGTCTAACTTCGCGACTTCTATCTGGCTTGTCTCTAGTATTTCCGCGGTGTGACGTAACTGCGGCCCGTAACCGGGAGGAAAGTGCTTACTTTCCAACTCGGTTGCGAGCATCCGAAGCCACGCGTGATTGGTGACGACGGGGTTTGGCATTAGTCCACCTGTCCTAGCGGATCAAAATCCTCTGGAATAATACTCGACCCAGAAATGCTCGAAGCGGCCATTAGTTCTGGCACGTCGGTCAGTTGCTGCGTCTTAAGATGCTCCATAACCTGTGCGCGATACTTCTTGGCTGGGTCGCAGATAGGATACTCGTTGACGCCGAGCAGACCGTGGAGGATGCCGAGCACCTTCTTGTTGTCTTCGAGGATGATCGAGGCTTCCACTTCGGAAACTGCTTCCTGCTTCGAGATGCCAAGAGCCGCAGAGTAGACGAGCGGAGTTTCGGCGTTCTTGGTACCGTGCTTATATTCAAGATCGCAGACCTGTTTGACGAGCGCTGGCAACTTCGGATCGATCCCGGGCTGCGGCTTTTTATCTGCGGCTTGCAAATCCATGAGCAAACGGATCGTAGCCGTGTGCCAATCCCAGTAATGGTATTGTTGGTTCCGGTAGGTGTCATTTCCTTCAGCGTCCTTTACTGAAATGATGTCGTTGTACCACATCAGGTTGACGACCAGTTTACGACCCGGCGCGCCAAGATTATTCTTGGTCGCAATTAGGCGCACAGCCTGCCCTTCGGCGCGGCCGGACACAATGTTGTTTCGAGATGCTTTCTGCATGTCGATGATCAACGTCGGGTAGTAATCAAGACTGGCGCCGCCCGGGGCGTATTTCTTCGGCGGGCCAAAGCCCATCGAATTAATCTCTTCCTTGAGATGGTTGGTAGCGATAAGTGCAATCGGGTAATGCCGAAGCGTGGGAATCAACGCCGTCCGCATAAAGTCAGAAAGATTTCTGGCCAAATACGGATGACCAGCAGCCGCGTGACCCTCGTCAGCGACCTTCTCCACACGGCGGTCAACTTCGACCGCTGAGATAGAGTCCACGCCGATACAGATAGGAATAACCCGATCGGGAGCGTTGGCAGCGTCGATCTGGGCGTGGATCGCTTTGCAGAAACCCATGTACTTTCCCTGCCACTCTTCCACGCTGGCTGCCGTCGTTACCTTGGTGCGGGCAATGTACTGCGGGTTGTGGCCAAAGATACCCGACAGCATCGTCGGGCTGCCCTTGTTCTCGGTGTCGATCATGATCGCGCCGCCGCCATAAA